AATATGACGGCGATCAGATATACACCATTTTGAGTGATTTATTGCTCAACAATTGGAATGAAGTTGCGGCAGCTTTAACATGGGCAAACTACGATCCAACGACAACATGGGCAAATGCTGAAAATGTAGGCTTGGGTGAAATTGATCAACCCGGTCAATATGAAATGGTGGCACGCACAGCCGATCCGATTTCAAGCTACACATTAGCTGCACAAATTGCCAATTCCGGATTAGGTTATCTTTTTGAGGATTCAGCCGGGCGCATCGGGTATGCCGATGCTTTACATCGACAAACTTATTTGACCGCCAACGGGTACACAACAATTTCAGCAAACACATCCATTGGCGTTGGTTTGAAGTCGATCACCCGAACAGGCGATGTGCGAAATTACATAACTTTAATTTACGGCAACGGCTCAAACATTGATCGAAGTGATTTGGCATCGATTTCCACTTATGGCAAATTTGCTGAAATTTTTGAAACATTTTTACATGATGCAACCGAGGCCGCAGCTGTGGCCGATAGGCGATTGCAGCTGAAAGCCTATCCACGCGCATTTTTTGATTCGATCCAATTCCCGTTGGGATCACCCGAAATCGATGATTCCGACCGGGATGATTTGCTCAACATTTTTATGGGGCTGCCGCTGGAAATCACCGATTTGCCAGCCAACATCGTAAATGGGATTTTTCAAGGCTATGTAGAAGGTTGGACATTTCAATCCTCTTACAACGCTTTATCGATCACTATCAACGCATCACCAATTGAATTCTCTCAAGTGACACTCCGATGGAATCAGGTGTCGGCTTTGGAGTCTTGGAATACAATCAACCCAACACTTACATGGGAAAACGCGATCGGATCGGTGGCATAAATGGCAACTACAACTCCCAATTTTGGCTGGCCGGTGCCAACGAGCACCGATTTGGTCAAGGATGGCGCAACAGCAATTGAGGCTCTTGGCGATGGTATTGACACATCGTTGGTTGATCTCAAAGGTGGCTTGACTGGACAGGTTTTGGCAAAAACAACAAACACCGACATGGATTTCACATGGGTGACAACAGATGATGCCAATGCGATCCAAAACGCAATAGTTAATGCAAAAGGTGACATTATCGGGGCAAGCGCAAATGATGTACCAGCCATTACAAGCGTTGGAGCAAACGGTGAAATGCTGGTTGCAGATTCAACAACAACAACAGGTTTGCGTTATCAAGGTTCAATTGCTGGTGGCAAAAATGCAGTTATTAACGGCGGTTTTGATATTTGGCAACGCGGAACAAGTATCACAATTGGTTCAGACGGTGCAGCATTTTCAGCAGATAGATTCAAAGGCAGTTACACAGGCACAGGAATCAATGTTGTTGCAACTCAGGAAAGTGACTCACCAAATGCACAAACAAAGTTTTCTTTAAAACTTACGCAAACAGGTGGCAACGCAACATCATTAACAACTTATGCGGTGCGAACATTTATTGAACAAAACACTATTTTGCCGTTATTGGGTCGCGCTTGCGTTGCTTCATTTTGGTATAAATCAAGCGTCACAGGTACTCACGCAATGCGAATCAATGGCACAGAAAACACAAGTGGCACAAATCAGACGGCAACTTTTACGGTAAGTGCTGCAAACACTTGGGAATTTAAAACCGTTGCCGTGACTGCTTTTAGCGCAATAACAACTGCAACCGCAACCGTAACTGATCGCGGTGCATTTATTGATCTTGGCCCAGCTTCACAAAGCAACGGTCAAACATCATTTGCCAGCGGTGCCTATTTTCAAATTGCACAATTGCAATTGGAAATTGGTTCGGTCGCGACAAGTTTCAGCCGTAGCGGCGGAACAATCCAAGGAGAATTAGCCGCTTGTCAGCGGTATTATTTCCGCACAACTACAGGAACAAATAATCAGTTAATTGGCGCAGGAATTGCAACAACAGCGACAACAGCATCAGTTTATGTAGTACCACCTGTGACAATGCGTGTTGCACCAACATCAGTAGATGCAGCAAATCTAGCAACATCAGATTTGACGGCTTTCACAAATGCTGTTACTGCACCGACAACAATCGCATTTTCAACAGTGAACAATGTAAGAATTGATTTGGCTGGTGGTTCAGGTATGACAGCAAAAACGCCAATAGTATTACAGACAAATGGAACAGCAGGCTATCTCGGACTAAGTGCGGAGTTGTAAAATGGATAATGTAACTTTTATTGAAACAACAGATGTCATCACAGGCGAAGTAACAGAACACGCAATCATTGACCGAGGCAACGGAGAATATACCTCAATGCTTAAATCAACTTATGACGCTATGCAAGCGGAACAATCCACACCGATTGACACCGGTGATGAGTAATTTTCCACAAGGCACATTGCCGCGTTTGATTCAAATTGCGCTCGCTGAGGTGGGCACAATCGAAACAGGCAACAATGAAACCAAGTACGGCAAATTTATGAAAGCCGACAAGCTGCCATGGTGTGGATCATTTCTCAATTGGTGCGCTCATCAAGCTGGGGTCAAGGTGCCAAATGTTGTGAGCACAAGAGCCGGTGCTGAGGCATTTAAAAAAAACAAGCAATGGCACACCACACCAAAGATTGGTGACTTTGTTTTCTTTGATTTCATCATCGATGACAAAGAGACAATCAATCACATTGGCTTGGTGATCCGGGCATCGGAAAAACAGATTGTGACCATTGAAGGCAACACATCAGGCGGTTCAGGAAGTCAGCGCAATGGTGGAGAAGTCATGGTTAAATCAAGAGCTTTGGGAGCACGCTCATTTGTTATCGGCTACGGCCGACCAGCTTATGAGCCGTTTACCGGTGATTTACCGGATCGACCAAAAGGAGAAAAATAATGGAGCAATTTAAAGCAATGGCAGCATCGTGGGCTAGAAGCTCGGTGGCTGGCATGTTAGCAGTTTACATGACTGGCAATACCAATCCAAAAGATTTGGCGTTGGGCTTGTTGGCTGGTGTGGTGCCGTTGGCCATGCGCTGGGCCAATCCCAACGATGTGGCATTTGGTAACCAAAAGTGAGTGTGGGCGAATGGACGGCTGTTGGTGGACTTGTACTGACAACGCTGGCAGCTGTTTATTCGTCAATGAAAATCATCATCAAAGCGGTGATGAGCGAGCTCTCACCCAATTCAGGTTCGAGTTTGAAAGATCAAGTTTCAAGGATAGAAGCTCGTTTGGATTATCTGTACACACAGCTCATTGAGGAAAAGAAGTAGCGACACGCCGCCATTTGAGCGTGATTGTTGAATTTGTCGGTTTTGCCTGTCACTCTTTATGTGGGAGCGAAGCACAGTAGTTCCCGAAACGGGAGCAATACAATGAACGAATTATCAATTGTGATCATATGTGTGATTGCTGGCTTTTTATGGGCTGTGATGGCTTATTCAGTCGGTTTTAAGGAAGGCGAGCGGCAAGGCTATACACGAGGCCGGGCGGTTGGCCGCCATGCCGTTACAGCTGATCGGGCGGCTAAATAATGGCTGCATTTTTGGATGGTTATGAAGGCAACAAAGAGCGCACAGATCGATGGATCAAGACTTTCCCAGAAGGCCGTCTTGAGGCCACAATCGTCAATTTCGATGCAGACAAAGGATCAATCCTTGTCCGTGCCGCCGCATGGCGTAATCAAACGGAGATTGAGCCGGCCGGCATCGATTTTGCGTTTGGCTATCAGGCTGCCTATAACGCCAATATGAAACGCTGGTTTGTTGAGGATACTGTCACATCAGCTTTGATGAGAGTTATGGCCTTGGTTATGGGTGGCACAGAAAAGGCCACAAAAGAAACCATGGAAAAGATTAATGCAGCCGATGTCTATGATCCATGGACAACCAAATTTGGCGATGTGCCCAGCTACAAAACAGCCAATGAGGCGGAAATGGCTGGCACACCATCATTTGGATCATCTGAGGAGCCATCAGCTGCACCGGAGTGCCGTCACGGGTCAATGCGTTGGAATGAGAGCAAGCCGGATGCACCAAAGTCATGGGGCGGCTACTTTTGCAGCGAAAAGGTTAAAGAGCATCAATGCACGCCGCGTTGGTATGTACTACGCAGCACAGGCAAATGGGAGCCTCAAGTATGAGCGACTATATTGAGATTATCTATCCTCAAGAGATGAAAGCTAGGTTGATGTGCAATGGTGAAATCATCGAGGAATACAAAATCGAGCAATGCGACAAGTGCTCACAGCTAAGGCGATTGGATCACTTTGGTTATCAAAAAGGCTATGACAAACAAGACAACATAATTTGGTTTTGTGGTGATTGCCGATGATTACAAGAGTGCAAGAGATTCAATGCCTATTGGCAGCTATCAATCATGCTGTTGATCGCACAGGAGATCATGAGACAAGAAAACAGAAAACACCATCATGGTTTGAATTTGTGGGTCAAATGGCTGAGGCATATTCAGCTGAGTGGGTAGTAGCTGATCGATTGGGCTATGCTTACACACCGGGCATGACAAAAGGCAAAACAACGGCCGATGTAGGTGAACACATTGAAGTCAAATGGTCAGCCAACCCTGCTAGCAATCTATGGATTCAGGAGTCTGATCGGCATGATCGAGATGTTGCCGTGCTTGTAGTGGGCAATGCTCCAAAAATGCACATTGTGGGCTGGATTCCTGTTGTTATGGCCAAAAAGCCAAAGTACCGAAACAACGCACAAAACAATTGGACTGTGCCACAAATCAATCTGCAACCCATTGACACACTTATGAGGAGCAATTATGCACATCCTGCAATTTGATTGTTCGATATGTAAGAAGCTATATGGCAAACCAAAGCAACGACATGGACTTAAAAAAGGTGCTGAATTAACAGAGCATGAATGGTTTGCACAATGCATGGGGTGTGGCACATTTGGAATCAAACTGGTCGATGATGATCGGATTGAGGAGATGTCATTGTGAATAAGTTATCCACAGGTGTTATCCACAGGTGTGCGAAACCTGTTGGAATCGCCCAAGATTACGCTCGGTATTTGACAGCCTTGGTACGCTCCAGACTCGCAGACGAGCCGGTGTGCCGGATAGCTCGGGCGCGATGTATGGTGCTATTGGCCGTGCTATGTATTGTTGGCACAACACCGGCAACAGCTGCAAAAGAAGTTAAACCATCAATTGATTCTCTCAAACTTTATGCACACTCAAGGATTGTGAACTACAAAGAATTCCAATGTTTTCACTATTTGATAACCAAGGAATCAAATTGGCGTGTGGAGGCAATTAATCCTAATGGGCTACATTTCGGATTAGGCCAGATGCGAAATCCTAAGTATCAGAATCTCGATGGCTTTCGTATGATTGATTGGACATTGAAATACATCAATCACAGGTATCAAGGCAAGATTTGCAATGGTGCTTTGGCACATTGGAAAAAGCATGGGTGGCATTGATGTCACGCAACTGGACAGGTGGCAGCACAGCTCGTTGGCGTAAGATCAGAGAGATGGTGCTAAAGCGTGATGGATGTTGCCAGATGTGTGGCCAGACAGAAGGCCAAATGCACATTGATCATGTAATTCCAAAGCGATTGAATGGGAGCGATGAATTGTGGAATTTGCGGCAATTATGTCAAAAGTGCAATTTGGTCAAAGGTGGTCGTTTTTTTGAAACGGATAAGACAC